AACACCAAGAGTTTTATAGCCTAAACTATCCATGTATATTTCTAACACTTCACCTTCGTGTCTTTTTATTTCAGCTTTGCAAAGTTCTATGTTCATAATTTATCTACCTTATATTTTTCTATAGCTTTTTGTCTTATTAATTCATTAATTTTATCTGGGTCTCCTTGAGCTTCTTCATATATAGCAAACCCTATTTGATTATTTAATTCATCTAATGCTGAATCTTCTGGTCTTTCAAATGCTTGAATTTTTTCTCTAGCATATAAAGCAGTTCGTTGTAATCCTCGTTTAATAAATCTAGAATCTCCAACTCTAGAAGCATACATTTGATGTGTAATATCATTAGTAGCAGGAGTTTTTCCACCCTGTAAATATCTAATACCACCTTTACTTTCTGGTCCTAGTTTTTGTTTTTGGTCTTCAGATATTAATCCCTCATCTACTAACTGATTAACCATTTCAGCAGCTTCTTGTTCTATTCTTCTTGCATCAACATCTGTCATATCAAGATAATCTCTTAATCTATTTATTATACCACCTTTATTAAATCCAAGTCTAGCCATCTGGTCAGAATATGGTGCTCCTGTAAAAGGGTCTACTCTATCTGCTGCTGTTTCTTTAACATCTGTAACTGGAAAGTCTAATGAAATTGGACCACCTTCAAATCTTTTTTCTCTTTCATATAAAACATCTAAAGCTTGTTGTTGACTTTCAGTATAATCTTCTCTAATATCTAATAAAGGTAATCCTAATAATTCAAATCTTAACTTTTTTAATTCTTGTCTTAATTCTATTTCACTAATGCTTGGATTCATTTTTATAAGGTTATTTATTTTTTCATCTGAAAATTTTAAAGGAATAAATTTATCTCTTTTTTCTGATAATAGTAAATTTTCAATTACTTCTAAACTAAGATTAGTATTATTTAAAGCTTCTTCAATATCATTTATAGTAACATTATATCTATCTGGATTAATATTTGAAAGTTTTATAGCACTATTAACAGTTCTTTTTAAATCTGTAAATAACAAATAATATTTTCTATTAGCTTTAATATAATCATTTTTAATTTGTGCAATAGTCACATTATTTTTATTTACGTTACTATATAAATCATTAGTAGCTCCTTCAATTTTAAAAGTAAATCCATTAGCTTTTTGAGTTACTCGTTTTAAAATAGTTTCATCATTTATAATTTGATAATTAATACCAGTTATATTTTTAAATTTATTTAAATCCGAATCTTTTACTACTCCGTATCTATCTGGTTGTTGTTTATTTATTTCAATAGTATTTTTAATATTATCTACAGCTACTGGTAAAAATGCATTTTTAGCAATATAATTTACTCCTATAAAAAAATTATTCATTTTAGTTTCTATATTGTTTGTCTTATTATCCCATCCTTCAATTTTAAATAAAGTTCCATCAGGTCCTACTGTTTGACCACCTCTAGTAGTTACATCTTGTATAGCATCATAAAGGATAGTAGTATCAATAAATGGAGTTATAAAATTAGTATAACTTTGTATAAAAGAATTATATAACTTATCTTCATATTCAGATTGAGTCATATTATCATCATTAATATATTCTAAAATAGGATTTAAAATAACATCATTTATAGGTGCACTAGGGTCAGTATATTTTGTGTCTGCGTATAATAAATTACCAGTATTATCTTGAACATCATATAACCAATTATTTCCGTGATAACTTTGTTTAAATATATTTTTAATATGTGTATCTTCTTCACGAGATACTCCAGTATGATACATACTAGAACTTGCAACCACTAAATTACCAGTTTGACCTACAGTTATTTGTGCTCCTAATCTTCTGTAACCTCTTTCTTTTAAAACAGGATTACCACTTTTAATTTCATCTAAAGCTATTTTATATGTATGAAAAGTATTTCTAAATCTTTCAGCATGGAAAGCGAAATAGTTTCCAAAAGGACTGTATCTTAAAAATTTAAAACCAGTAGGTATCATGTCATAAGTAGGCATTGTATTCCTAGTTATGTTAGCAGCTTGAATTTTTAAAGCCTCTAAATTAGACTGTGCTGTTTTAGGATAAGCTTTTTTTAAAGTTGCTAATTCATTTTCATACACAACTATTTTCCATATATCATCTTCAGCAACATAAGCTTTTTCTGTTTGCCTAGCTAAATATTTTATACCTTTTTCAGAAGCAAACTTATCAAAATAATTATAACCACTTTCTTTATTGGCTTCATTAATTAATCTTCTTATATCTCCTAATTTAGCATTTTGATTAGTAACTCCTAATCTTAAGTACTCATTATATTTATCATTAATAGCTTTGTTGGTAGTAGGTTTTATTGTACTCCATGCAGTTTTTAAAGCATCATAAGTTATTTTAGACACAGGATTTAAACCATTACTTAAAACTATAATACCACTACTTTCAAAGTTTCTTATGTGAGTAATATTATTACCTACAGTTTTAGTAGCTTGAACAAAACCTTTGGCTGTGTATAAGTATTTTAATAATTTAGCTGGAAAAGATTCTCTAGTAGATAAAGGCTGCATAAAATTAAGTGCCATTTCTTTAGTTGTCCACATACCATCTAAAGCACCATATTGTTTTCCTTTAATTTGAGTATCAAAAATTCCTCTAGCATCATCAAAAAAATATTTATTATACCCTAATTGTTTAAAATCTAAAGCAGTTTGTTGTCTACTTATAAACTGACTTAAATCAGTCATTGAATTAAAAATTCTATTACTAGCTTGTGTTTCTATTCCTAATAAATTTTGTATTTCTTTAGCAATCTTTTGTCTTTCAGCAAAAACAACATCTCCTGTTTTACCGGCTTTAACATTATCTATAAAACTAAATAAATCATCACTATATTTTGCAGTTCTTAAAAGATTATTTACTTGAGCTATTGCCATTTCTTCTAAAACTTTATCAGTTTTATTTTTATGTTTAGGAGAAGATTTTAATTGTTTACTTACAAATACTACAGCTTCATCAATTACTTCTTGGCTAGGTTTATAATTTGGATTAGTAAATTTTTTATAAGACTGTCTTAAATATGCTCCGTAATTTTGTATAATTTCTTTTTTTAATTCAGGATTTATATAATCAGAACCTATAAGAATTTTACTTAAATCATCTATATGTCCTCTAGCTTCATCTACTAATTCTTTTAACTCTATTGGTAAATCATCTGCAGTAAATTTAGATTTTTTTGCTTGTTGTTTTGTAAACTTATCAAACTCTGTTGGTGTAAATACTTTTTGTATAAGTTTAGTTATATCTTTATTTGGTTGAGTAAGATACACAGTAATAATTTCATTTAAATCATCAGCAGTATATTTACCATTTTTAATTAATTTTTTAGAAATAGAATCAATTTCATTTTTAATTTGTAAGCCACGACTTTGTGTAGCAATAGCAGCATTTTTATTTAAATTCATAGTAAAAAAACCTTTAGGACTAAAAGTTCCTCTAGATTTTGTAAATATATTAAAAATAGAAGAAATACTTCTTTTAGTAGCATTTTCACTAAACTGCCAATTTGTACCTTCTGTTAGTTTAGAATTAAATTTAATTTCTTGTGTTTCTATATCATCTAAAAAAGTTTCAGCTTTTTGATTAGAGTTAGGATTATTTTGACTAGCATCTTCTATAACTTTTACAGCTTGTTTTTTTTGTTCTGCAGTTCCATTATTTTTTAAATTTTTAAAATAATTAAACATTTCTTTACCACTTCTAAAAATCAAACCTCCAAATCTAATTACCCCAGCTACAGCTCCTGTTACAAATATACTATCAAATAATAAAGCAACTCTATTTTCTCCTTCAGTTTTATTAGGACTTGAACTTACATAATCTAAAACAGTTTGTAATTTTTCTTTGTCTTTACCTATATAATTACCTAAAATTTTACCCATAAAAGCTGTTTCAGGTTTTATAACTAATTGTTCTGTAGCTGCTGTAGCTCCATATAATTGTAATGACGATGTAAGTAAAGGTCTTGTTTGCAATAATTTTGTACCAAATTTAGTTGCTTCTGTACCAGTTTTTAAAAGTTTTAAACCTCCAGTAAAAGGAATAAGGTAACCACCTACACCTCTAGATATTTGACCAGCCATAGTTTTTTGTGGTGCTACTTCTGTATACTTAAATTCTTCTTTTGTTTTACCCGGAGTAGGAAATCTAACTGTTTCTAATTGGTCAGCACCTACTACTATTTCTTTACTTAATGTACCTAAATCAGCTACTGTTTGTCCTACAGGTCCTTTAGCTTTACCTAGTGTTACTTTGTCTGCTAAAAATCCAACTAAATTTTGAGTATCTCCTGCTATACCTTCTACAACAGTAGGACCACCAATAGTTTGTGGTAAAGCTATTTGTTTTAAAACTGATAGATTTGAAAGTAAATCAAACTCTCTTGTAGGAATTTTAGGTGAACCTATTTTTTGATAAGCATCGGCAATATTTTTTACAAATTGAGTATTATATGGACTTTGTTTTAACTCTTGTTCTTTTTTTAAATCCTTTGCAGATTTACTAGAAGGAGCAAAAGAATTTGCCCAATCATCAAAAGTTTTATATTTTTCTTTTATTTTTTGAGATGATTTAATATAACGAGAATCAGTACTATAATATAATTCTATTAATAATTCTTCATCATTTAAAGTTAATAAAAAATCATTAGGGTTATTATTATATATATTTTTTCTTAAATCATTAATATTTTTAGACATTTAAATTCCTTACAATAAATCGCCATCAATATTATATTCTTCCTGTAACTGTTCTATATCAACTCCTACATTTCCAAGAGCATCAAACATTAAAAGATTTGTTAAAAAAGAAGTATCATCAGTAATACTTTTAATTTTAACTGCTGAATAAATCTTTACCATATTACTAGGTGGTTCAGGATTTTTTCCTGCATCTACTCTTTGTAAATTATAATTTTCAAACCAAGCTTCCATTTCTTCTATACCTTTAGAAGTTCTTAAAGTCGTTTGAAAATCATTTATTCTATCTTGTGCTATACCTTCTATAAATTCTTGTTTTTTATCAGTTGTATTTAACTCTTTTTCTATAACATTAGTTATAGTTTTATTTTTAAAATCTTCAATTGCTAAATTATATTCTTCCTGAGTAATTTCGTTTTCTTGTAATTGTCTTTTTTGTTCTCTAACTTCTGCAATGTAATCTAAATTTTCTTCAATAGCTAAATTTATTTCTTCACTTCTAGTTATTGTATAACCAGCTTGTTGTCTAGCATTTACATATTTTGTAGTTCCTTTTTTATAAGCTTCATCAACATTTGTTTTCCATGCTATATATTCTGGACTTAATTCATATTTACTTCTAGTTTGCCCTGCTTGTCTTTCAGGTTTTGTGTCTTTAAAATCTTCATCATTATATTTTATATTATTAAATATTGTTTGTTTTCTTTGTTCTTCTTCTAAAAGTGAAACACTTGTAAAAATATTTAAAAGTTCATAAGAATTATTTTTATCTCCAAATGTTTCATTATCTTTAAAAAGAGTTAAAGCTAATTGTCTACCTTGTAATGATAAATTTTTAAACTCATCTGTATTTGTAAATTCAAACTCATTATATACTTCGCCTTTAGCATATAAATCTTTAGTAATACCACTAAAAGGTTGTAAAGTTCCTCTTAAAGTAGAACCATAAGTATCACCTGTTAATGGGTCTTTATCAAATAATGATGGAGTAAAATCATTTAGTAAATATCCTTCTCTTTCAAGAGTAATTCTTTTATTTTGTTTTATTGCTTTATCATAATTAGATTTTAATTGAGCAGTTCTTTTTTTACCAAATAAATTCCATTGTCTTAATAAACTTCGTTCACTAGGTCTTTTTGCGTACTCTTCAGCATGTTTAGTTAATTCTCTATTATTTGCATTATACTCATCAAATGTTAAAATAGTTTGGTCTATATTATTATATTTGTTTAAATGTGTAGGTAATAATACTTGATTAATATACTTTCTTTTCCACTCTTGTTTTACTTTATACATAGGACTATTTCTATCTTCAAATTCTTGTGGATTAAATACAAAATCTGGATTATCTTTTAATATATCTGAATTTTCGTGGGTTTTTGGATTATTAAATACTACTTCAGCTTGAGCATCAAAAAATACTTCAGGACTTTGTTCATTAATTAATTTATTATTTTCTAATACTTGATTTCTTTTATTCCATAAAACTTCATTTCTACCATTTCTAATAATTTCTTTTTCTTTAATATCATTAACATTACTATCTAAAGTATCTTTTTTTCTTTGAATAAGTCTTTGTAAAATATCTATACCAAACAAAGCTGCTATACCTTTTAACTCATCATCATCTATAGAATTGTCTCCTACTCTATCTAAAATGTTTCTTTGAACATTATAAAATTCTTCCATTGGAACTTGTGACATTATTCTTCTCCTCTGCTTAACATACTTCTAATTTCAGGTCCTTGTTCTTTAACTTTATCTAATAAATTTTGTGGAACTGAATTTTCATTTATTGGTTTGTCTAAAGTTTCTTTTTTAATTTGTTCTACAGGATTTAAATTTTTATCAAATTTATCTTCATCATCAAATTCATCTAAATCATTGCCTTCAATATTATATTTAATATTAGCTTCTTCACCTATTGCCATTATTAAATACATTACTGGTTCGGCTAATAACATTAATAAGTCTACGGTTATAATTCCATCTACAAATTTAGCATATAAAATTGCCATAGCTATATCACCTACTGGTAATCCACCAGCTAAAGCAGAAACAATGTTTTTTACTGCATCTGGTTGCATTATATCTTCTACAATACTTTCTAATGCTTCTTTAGGATTAGTTATATCAGGTGGAGTTTCCCAAGGATAAGGTGTATCAGGATTATTAACTAAAGATTGTCCCGGAATAGGTGCACCTTGAGATTTTAAATTAACTAACTCATTTAAATTATCTTGATTAAATTCTGATTCAGCTCTAATTTTTGGAGCATTTTCTCCAATAATATCATCTATAGTAAATCCAGCATCAATACCATCTAATACTGCATCTTGAGCAGCATCACTAACATTACCATGTACAAATAAATTAGGACCTCTTTTTGGCTTACCCATTAGACTACTCCTTCTACAGATACTGGAGCACCAATAGTATCTTGAGTATATAAAGAAGCATTCATTGCATAATAAGGGTCTCCTGTTCCATAAGTAGGATTATTATAAATATCTTCAAAATCAATATTATTTTCTGCTGCGTAAAGTTGTATAGCAGATAAAGGATTTGAGGTTTCTAAAAATAATGAATCTGCTTGTCCTCTTGGGTCTTCTGCAAAATATCTATTTGCTACAGCAGAACCAGCTAATGATATTGATTGACTAATAGCTGCTTGTTTAAATAAACTTCCTGTACTAGGTTCTGTAGCTAACGACTCTCCTACATTTATAGCTTTAGTAGTAGAATCAATAGTTCCAGAAACAAATTTTCCAGTATCAGGGTCAATAACTTTACCAGTTCCTATAGTTCCTAAATTACTAGCTTTTACTTCTGCAAGAGTTTTTCCAGCTATATCTTCTGTAAAATAACCTGCATCTTTAAAAGTTTTTGAAGAATCAATTACAAATTTACCTGAAGCATCTAATTTATATCCCATTCTACTAGCTTTATCAGTAATACCTAATAAATCAGTTGTACCACCTGCAACACTTCCTATAGCTTTACCTGCTGCACCAAAAGGTTTTGCAATCATCTTACTAGCAAAATTACCTGTTTGTCTTAAAACATTAAGAACAGGTTGTCCGGCTTTAACTGTACCAAATAATGTACCACCTAAAACTTTTTGACTAGCTCCAACCATCCAACTACCAAATTTAGTAGCTGCTAATTTTCCACCAAATGCTCCAATAGCAGCACCTCCCGTAACTATAACAGCTCCAGCAATTGCTAAAGCTTTAAGAATTTTACTAGAGCCAATTTTTTTGACTACTTTTTTGACTCCTTTAACTACTCCTTTAACAGCTTTTTTTACACCTTTAACAACTTTTTTAAAAGCTTTTTTAATTTTTTTAAACAATCCCATATTATGTTTCTCCTTGATTTATTCCTGTAATATCACCTGAAATAAGACTGACTAAATTTTTCAAACTTGTTAATGCTGAACCATATTTACTAGGGTCTGAAGCTACAGCAGTATTAACAAGTTGAGCAACTCTATTTAAAACATTTTCACTTGCTCTAAAATCATAATCAGCTTGGTCTCTTAATTCTTGCCATAAGAATGATTGTGCTGTTTGTGACATAGCAAAAGCATTCTGTGCATTTTGTGCATTAATTTGATTTTGCATTGCAGTATTAGCAGTATTAATCTGTCTTCTCCATTGAGTATTAGATTGTTCTACTACTGCTTGGTTTTGTGCATTCCATTGATTTCTTGCAAAATCTTGATTAGAATTAAATTGGTTTATCTGTGTAGCTAACTGTGTATTAAACTTTTCAACATCAGCAGCTCTATTAGCATCTCTAGCTGCTGCTGCATTTTTTTGAGTTGCATTAAACTGTTCCATTGCATTTAACTGTGACTTATTAAACTGTTCTGTTTGAGCAGCTAAGTTCATAGTAAACTGATTCATTTGTTGCTCATTAGTAGCATTAAATTGTTTTGATGCATTTACAGCAGCTTGATTAGATAATATTCTTTGCTGACTTAATTGAGCTTCTAATACATTAGCTTGTTGCTCATTATTTAAGTTAGCTAAATCAATCTTTAAAAAGTTTTGAGCATTTGATATTTCTGCTTGTTGTTGTAAGTTAGCCTCTGCTATATTTCGTTGTGATGCTAAGACTGCATTCTGTACAGCAGCTTGTTGGTCATTACTAGCATTAGTTAAACTTACAGTTTGCATAAACTTACTATTAGATAATTCAGTTTGTTGGTCAGCATTAAACTGAGCCATGTTCATATTAAATACATTTTGAGCATTCTGTAATCCTACTTGTTGCTGTCTTTGAGCATTAGCTTCGTCAGCTCTAGCTTCTATATCTCTTTGTTGAGCTACACTTTGTTGTAAAGCTTGAGCATTACTTTGAGCTATAGGCATAGCACTTTGAATAATAGCATTAAACAAAGCATCTCTACCAACACTAGAAGCACTTAATCCTCTAGCAGCTAACATCTGTTCAACTTGTGCTACTGCTGGAGAAGCCCAAGGTGGTATCTCACCATTTTCCATGCCTTCTAATAAACTATTTAACTGTGTAGATACTAAGGCTTCTTCAGGTAATCCTGCTATAATACCTCTTTGTTCTTCAGTAAAATCAGTTAATCGAGCTTCTAAATCTTCTATGTCATTACCAATTGCTGCAATCTCTTCTTCTGATAGTCCTGCATTTCTTAATTGTTTTTTAGCTCTTGTTATTTTAGCTAATGAAGTACCAGCATTTTTAGCAGCTTTAGCTTTAGCATTTTTACTAATTTCTCCAACTACTCTATCAGCTATAGCACCTTCTTCGACTTCTACATCAGCACCTACAATAGGTTCTACATCATCAACTTCTGCTGCTTCTGCAAGTCTTAAATCTTCTTTATCTTTTTCAGCAGCCTCTACATCAACTTCTTCTTCTACTTGTTTTGCTGTAAATTTTGAAGCTGCTCGTTCTTCTGGAGTTTCTGCAGTCTCTGCAGTTCCTGTTGTAACTTTTTCTTTTCTTGTTGTTACATCTTCTTGTTGCTCAACTTTAGTAGGCTCATCCATTTCTGTAACTTGTTGTTCAGCAATAGGTATTGGATTACCATCTTCATCTAAAATTAACTCACCATTTGCATCTCTTTGAAATCCTACTTGTTCAGCATCTGGTAATTTAGCAGCATCGGGTACTTCGCCTCTTGCTGCAGCCTCTGCACTTTCTCTAGCTAGTTGTTGTTGTCTAGCTTTTTCTTCATTTGTTTCTTTATCTTTACCTGCATCTTCATTAATAATTATAACCCATTTATCACCAACACCGTCACCATCAGTATCTTGCCATTCGTATAATATACCTTTTTCTTCTTTTCTATCACCTATTTGTGGACCATCATCCTCTTCAGTATCATCATCTTCTTGATTATCATCATCACCATTTTTTTGAGTATCATCTGTCTGGTCTCCCGGTGGGTCTTGTTCTGGTGGAGGTTGACTTCCAGTTGTATCCTCATCACCATTTTTTTGAGTATCCTTTGTTTCATCTTCTGTTCCAGTCGTACCAACTTTACCATCTTCTGTAGGAGGAGTAAAAGGAACACCCGGTCCTACTGGACCTCCTGTAACTATTTCATCTTGTGGTTGATTAACTGGTTGAATTGAACCTAGAGGTGCTTCAGCATTTATAGGTTGTTGTTTTTGTTCATTCTGTGGTATTTTTTGTCCTTCAGCTCTCATTCTTTCTTCAATAGTTTGACCACCAACTTGAGCCCTAACTCGCCCTCCAGTACGCATGTCTACCCTACCACCAGTAGTGTATCTATATTTTCTTTTATCTTTTCTCTTTTTTTTCTTTGCCATTATTTTACCTCAAAGAGTTTGTCAACCTTTTCATGTAGTTTTTCTAATCTATCCATTAAGATATTCATTCCTTCTT